GGCTGCTGATCCTAATCTCATGCAAACTGCTGGAGACTTAATTTTTAGGAATATGGATTTCCCAGGAGCTGACGTGGTAGCAGATCGTTTAGCAGCTGCAAATCCAATGGCTCAGATCGATGATAAGTCGCCAATACCTCCACAGGTTCAGATGCAATTGAAGGCTAATGATGCCCAAATGCAACAAATGCAGCAACAAATACAGAAAATGCAGATAATTATCCAAGAACGTCAGGACATGGAGCAAGTCAAGCAAGATAACATGACTAAACGTGAGTTGATGAAAGTTACAGCTAAAGCACATGAGATTGAAATGAATAATGCAACTCGCAGAGCTGATACCCAAGCTAGAGCTCAGACAACTATTCACGATACAGATACTAGAACTGATACACAATTACAAATTGAAAACTTAAAAGGCCAATTTGCAATGATTCTTTCGCAAATAGATGCAGTTGCTAGAAAAGCTGCTACCTCAGAAACTACAGAGAGAGCTATATAATGCCTACAGTAACATCTGAAAACAAGTCTGAGTTTGATAAGAAAACACTTGGAGTTAGTAATTCAGAGCCATCTATTAATGTAAATAACAGAGATATAAAGGTAACTTTGCATCCTGTAGAAGAACGTCAAGGCCATAAATTACATTACGTTCATACTGATAAATTTGAAAATGCTTTTAAAAAAGATGAGACTGGATACATTGGGCCAAAAGGTACTGAAAATGCAATAAAAAATAGATATAAAGGTGTTGGAGAATTTCTAAAAACTGCACCATCAATGCGAGCTAGTGAGGCATATGTTAGACCAAATGGAAGTGTTGTTTTTGGTGATGGAAGACATAGATTTGCTTATCTAAGAGACATTGGACTAAAGAAAATACCAATGAGTTTAGATAAAGAATCTGTTAGAAATGCTAAAAAACACGGATATATTGATTAAATTGACAACAATTAATTAATGTATTAACTTAGTTCAAACCTTACCAGTTAGGTAAACTGGGTAAATTCTTGGAGCTTATCCATGTCAGAAGCAACTGTATTAACAAGCGAAAATAGTGCCGAGTTTTATGCAAATAAATTAGGTTTAGCTGATCAACCAGAAGTTGAGGCTGTAGCAACAGAAGCAACAGAGCCAACTGAGGAGATTGAGCAGAGTGAACCAGAGGCAGAGAATGAGGACAAGGTAACAGAGGAACGGAAGTCCAATCCTAAACTTGAAAAGAGGTTTTCAGATCTAACTAAGCAACGTGAGCAATTGCGTAAAGAAGTAGAGCAAGAGCGATCAGCTAAGACAGAACTGGAGAATCGTTTAAAGGCATATGAGACACAGGCTGCACCTAAACAGGAGCAGAGCAGCAATCAGAGGCCACAGCCGTCACAATTTGTAGATGCATTTGAATATGCAGAGGCATTAGCAGATTGGTCAGCTGAAAACGCTGTAATGAGAACAAGACAGGAAGATGTAGAGCGTAGAAGACAAGAAGAACGAAATGTAGTAATTGACACATGGAATAAACGACTTGAAACTACTAAAGCTGAAATACCTGATTTTGAAGATATGGTGCAATCTAGTGACGTTATTGTCCCAGATGCTGTCAGAGATGCAATCTTGGAAAGCGAAGTTGGCCCAAGAATTTTGTATCATTTGGCAGAAAATAAAGACATTGCTGAAAAAATAACCAAATCAAGCATCATTACTGCTCTAAGAGAAATAGGTAAGTTGGAGGCAAAATTTGAGAAATCAGAAGAGCCAACAAGTAAGACTGTTGCTGTGAAGTCTAAAGCACCAACTCCGATTAGTCCGATTAAAGGATCTGGAACGATTGCTGACGTACAAGTAGATGGAGAAGGAAAATTCTACGGTAGTTATCAAGCGTATAAAGAGGCTCGAAAGGCTGGACGGATTAGGTAAATCTAATTTATTTTAAAAGGAAATATCATGGCTAATACCTTATTAACCATTTCCAAGATTACTAACGAAGCGTTAATGGTGTTGGAAAACGAATTAACATTTACTAGTGAAGTCGATCGTAACTATGATGATCAATTCGCTGTTGTAGGTGGAAAAATTGGTGCAACTGTAAACGTCCGTAGACCAGGCCGTTTTGTTGGTGCAGTTGGCCCAGCTCTGGTTGTTGAAGACTTTAACGAGACTTCAGTACCAGTAACTTTGTCAACTCAATTTCAAGTATCAACTCAGTTCACAACTCAGGATTTAGCATTGTCTTTGGATATGTTCTCAGACCGTGTTCTAAAGCCAGCAGTTGCTGCAATTGCCAACAAAATTGACCGTGATGGTTTATCAATGGCTACTCTACAAACTGCTAACACAGTTGGTACAGCTGGAACTCCTCCAACAGGCTTAATTACTTATTTGACTGCTGCTGCTTATCTAGACTCCGAAGGAGCTCCAAGAGATGGCCGTAGATCATGTATCGTTGAGCCGTTTACATCTGCTACTATCGTTGACAGCTTAAAAGGTTTATTTGTACCTCAAGAGGCTATTAGCGAGCAGTATCGTAAAGGTTTGATGGGTAAAGACAGTTCTGGTATGAACTGGAAACTTGATCAGAACGTAGTGTCACAGACTTACGGTAACTTTAGTTCTTCTACTGTTACTGCATCTGTTGCTACTACAACTGCAACTGGTTTCTTAACATCTGGCTGGGCATCTACATCGAGCATTAGTTTGACTGCTGCTAATACTGGCACAATTAATCTAAACGCTGGTGATACATTTACCATTGCTGGTGTTTTTGCAGTTAACCCACAAAACCGTCAAGCATATGGCTCAAACAAACTACGTCAATTTGTAGTTAAGTCTGCTGTAACTGTTGCCTCTGGTAGCTCTGTAACTGTAGTTGTATCTCCAGCTGTTATCTCTGCTGGTCAGTTCCAGAACGTATCCATTCCAACTACTTCAGCAACTGCTGCTGTGACATTCTTTGCAAGCCAATATAATGCAAGTGGATCTGGAGTTGTCAGCCCACAAAACATTATTATGCATAGAAATGCCTTTACATTAGCTTGTGCTGACTTAGAGCTCCCAGAAGGTGTACATTTTGCTGGACGTGCATCTGATAAAGAAATTGGTCTAAGTATGCGTGTAGTCCGTCAATACACCATCAATAACGATTCGATACCGACTCGACTTGATGTATTGTATGGCTGGGCTCCACTATACCCAGAACTTGCTTGCCGTGTTGCAGCTTAACTTTAAAGGAAAATAATCATGGCCGCTCCAAATTCAGTCTCAACAATTCACCCAAGTAACTTAGCTACTAATCAAGCAATTCGGTTATTAGCTGTTGCAACAGGTGTAAACGTCAACTCAACTGGTGACCAGGCAACTTTGGCAATTAATAATGCCTCAAGTTATTCTGTATCCAATGTCGTGTTTACTAATGCCTCAATCAGTCTTTCTTCTGCTGCTGCTGGACTATTTACAGCTCCAGCTGCTGGTGGTACAGGACTTGTTGCGAATGCTGCTCTATCTGCTCTTACATCTAGTACAGTTGTAAGCCAGAGAACAGTAGCATCAACAGCATTACAAACAGCTCAGAACTTATACCTCAATGTAGGTACTGCACAAGGTGCAGCTGCTACTATGGACGTATATGTTTATGGCTACGACTTCAGCACATTTTCTTAATTTGAGCTGAATAATTGAAGAAAGCCATCCGATAAAAAGGATGGTTTTTTTCTATGAATGACTTATAATGAACTAACCGAAAATCGGTTTTCTTTGCAAAGGAAAAATTATGCCGTCAACCACAATATGTAGAGGAAATATACTTTCCTATACTGTTATTCAAGTTAGTATTACTCCAGCAGCAACAGCAGCTAGTACTTCAGCAGCACAGACATTTACAGTACCTGGTCTAGTTACAACTGACATAGTTAATGTGCAATGTAGTGGAGCTCAAACAGCTGGTATATTTATTGCCGATGCTAGAGTTAGTGCTGACAATATATTAAGTATTCAGTTTGGTAATTGCACAGTTTCATCAGCTACAGCAGCAAGTGGCAATTATATTGTTGAAGTAATTGATGTAGAAGGCCCATATCCTAGTACTGCGAATTAATCATGGCTGCCACTCAAGTATTACGAACAGCTGGGCCAACAACTGCAATAGCCGTTACAACGTCAAGTAGTACTGCTGTAACGATTACTCCAGCTGGCACAACACAAATTAGTTATTGTGGATTTTTGAATACTGCAAGTACACCAATAGCAATTTCCATTACTCCTGTAGTGGCTGGTGTAGGAACGGCAGTTACAGCAGCATTTCCAACGGCTGGCTCATCTAATAACACCATTATTTTAGGTGTTTCGATGGGTACTCCAATGGTTATTGCTGTACCTCCAATATTCCAAGTAACTGCAATAGGCACAGCTAGTTCGACATTATATGTAACACCAATGGTTGACCAGACTTAGGAGTTTTTATGGCTGATCCAGCCTCCACGGTAGATCAAAATCTACTGCCAGTACAGGCTTACTTTAACCTGGATGGTAGTTTTAGTACATTTATTGGGCAGAGTCAGCCATTCTATGCCACAACTAATCCAAGTCAATCTGGGTTATCGATTACGAATAGCACAATCAATAGTTCGACTATTGGTGCTACAAGTCCGTCAACTGGTGCATTTACAAGCCTATCTACCACAACAGGTACGGTAGCTACTAGTCCAACATCAAACACGGATATTGCTAATAAACTGTATGTAGATACGGTTGCACAAGGACTTAATCCAAAAAATGCTTGTCAGGTAGCAACAACTGTCAACATTACTTTATCTGGATTACAGTCAATTGATAGTTACACTACATTAGCTGGTGATCGAGTACTGGTTAAGAATCAGTCTACGCAAGCTAATAATGGTATTTATGTGGCCTCTGCCAGTACATGGACAAGAGCCACGGACATGGATGTTTGGTCAGAAGTGCCAGGAGCATATACCGTCATTTTAAATGGTGGGCAATCAAGTACTGGCTGGGTATGTACAGCAACGGCAACAGGTACAATTAATGTAACTGCTATGCCTTGGAGTCAGTTTAGTTTAAATGCAACATATTATGCTGGTACAGGACTGAGTTTATCCTCCAATATTTTTAGTATTACAAATACTGGAGTAACAGCTGCTAGTTACGGATCTGCTAGTCAATCCTTAACGGCTATAGTCAATGCTCAAGGACAGTTAACCAGTTTAGCTGCACAAAGTATTGCTATTAGTAATGCTCAAGTAAGTGGCTTAGGCACAATGAGCACTCAGAATGCTAATAGTGTTTCCATAACTGGTGGAAGTATCACAGGAACAACTATAAGTGGCTCTACAGGAGCTTTTACAACTCTGTCGGCCTCTGGTGTTATTACATCAACTGTAGCCACAGGAACAGCTCCTTTTACCGTTTCTAGTACAACTGCTGTATCTAACCTAAGTATTGGTGGAAATGCAGCCACAGCTACTACGGCATCGAGCGTAACTAATGCATTAACTTTTAATAACTTGGGAGCTGGAGATAGTTCTGGCACAACTTTTAATGGTTCAGCAGCTAGGACATTGTCGTATAACTCTATTGGAGCACCATCAACTACAGGCACAAATGCTACTGGTACATGGGGAATCTCCGTAACTGGTAACGCTGGCACAGTTACAAATGGAGTAGTTACGACAGGATCTTATTCGAATCCATCTTGGATAACTTCTATTTTAGGATCAATTGTAAGTGGAGCAGTCACAAGTGCTACCACGGCTACGAATTTAGCTGGAGGCACAGCTGGTGCTATTGCTTACCAAAGTGGAGTAGCAGCAAGTACTTTCTTAACTTTAGGTACAACAAACTATGTATTAACAGCTGGAGCAAGTGCTCCTCAGTATGTAGCTCAAAGTACTTTATCGGTAGGATCGGCAACAAGTGCAACAAGTGCGACTACAGCAACTAATCTAGCTGGTGGAATAGCCAGTCAGATACCGTATCAGAGTGCAGCTGGAACAACGGCATTTATTGCTAATGGTACAAGTGGATATGTGTTGACCAGTAATGGAACGTCTGTACCTAGTTGGCAGACAAATGCAGCCTCGGTATCGGTTACGGATGACACAACTACTGCTAGCACT